CTAGCGGCACTGTATCTCAACTTGTTGATAGTGCTAGTGGCATCCATCCTCGCTTCTCTAAGCATTACATTCGCAGAGTACGTAGCGACAACAAAGACCCGCTTGCAATCTTCATGGGACAGTCAGGCTTCCCCGTAGAGCAGGATGTCATGTCACCCTCGTCAGCAGTCTTTAGCTTCCCTGTGAAGGCTCCAGAGTCCTCTGTGACGGTTAAGCAGGTGGGTGCTATGCAGCAGCTAGAACTTTGGAAAGCATATCAGAACCACTGGTGCGAACATAAACCAAGCATCACTGTTTATTACACTGATAACGAGTTCCTGCAAGTAGCACAGTGGATATGGGAGAACTTTGACTTGTGTAGTGGTATTAGTTTGTTGCCATATAGTGACCATGTATATCAACAAGCTCCTTATGAGGACATTGACGCTGAGAAGTATGATGAGTTAGTAGCAGCAATGCCAGTGGGTGTGGATTGGGATGACCTAGAGAAGTACGAGGAAGAGGATAACACGACAGGAAGTCAAGAGTTAGCATGTGTAGGTGGTGCATGTGAGATAGTGTAGTAAAACTTAGGGGCCGCAATGGCCCCTTTTTTTATTCTTCTGAATCAGCAGTAGCTGCTAGTAAACCAGCGCCCGTTAAAGGATCAGCTCCACGTAACATGCCTCCGGCTGTAGGTCTAGCAGCTACGTAGTTTTGTAACACTTGTTCCATCTCAGGACGGTCTTCTCTTTTAACAGGTTTATTTTTACTACGAGGAACAACAGGTTTACCTGCTTTTTCTAAGGCTTGTTCTGCCCACCGTGTACCCATAAGGTCTAAGTGCATTGGGCCTGATATAGCCATAAGCTCACGAGGTAAAACCTTCTCAAGAATCTTGCCTACAACAGGAAGTTTCTCTAAGAAGTCATGTTTGTCAGACATAAAACCTATTGCTCTGCCGTTAGGCAGTACCTTCATCAGTCCGTTGACACCCCCTTCAACAACCGCTGTACCTTTTAGTCCGGCCTGTACCCAAAGACCATTTTTCTTAACATCTTTTAACGAGTCGTTGACGAAGAACCCACCTTCTTTTTCTGAGATGTTTTTAAGTTTACTCCACAGCTCTTCAACTGAAAGTGTTCCTTCTTGTTCTGCAATTATTTTTCTTATGTGTTTGTTAGCCGGGTGTTTAAATGCTAAATCTTTTAGGTGGTCTCCTGACCTACCTCCGCTTGGTTCTTTAAACACAACCTTTCGCTTAGGGTCGGCTGTATTTCCCCACGCTTTATTAATTCTGTTGTAAGCTTGAGTTAGTACAGGTTTAGGTGTAGATATTTTTTTACCTTCTGGAGTGGTAAACTTGGTAGCCTTGGCTCCCTTTACAAAAGTATCTAAAGTATCAGCAGCATATCCTTGCACATTAGCAAAATCTTCTATCTCTAACAGAGGATTTCCTAGCTCGCCTTTCCTATCGGATTGTTCAATGATGTGTCTGTTATAGACAACCTGTGCAACTGCTTTGTCCAAGTCTCTATCTGAAGGATTGCCCTTGTTTTTAAATAGAAGTTCATTAACAGCCTCTTGTCCTTTACGGCTAACGCCCGTCTCTTTATACAAAGCTCTGGAGTAAGGGTTAAGAAGACTGTCAATAGCAGCGGCTGCTCCTCCCATACCCCATTTCATAAGCCCTGTAACTTTTTTGCCAGCCAGTGCTACATTTTTATCTGTAGTTTTTTCTCCTTTAAACTTTAGAGCTATCTCGCCTAGAGTTTTTTCTAGTTTCGTAGGATCAACATCGGGCTTATCATTACCATAGAAGTTCTCAATGTAATTTTTAACACCAGCAGCCCATGCTCCTTTGTTAGCCTTGGCTCCTTCTTTAATTAAACCTCCTCCTGCACCTACTGTCGCTACGTTGAACACGTTAGCTAGGTTCTCAGCAGTACGTGGGTTAGCTTCAGAGAAGTCAAGCACCAGCTCTGTCGCTGCTTGAGCAGGAGCTGTTGACATTACCGCTTGAGTTGCTTTAGCTGCAGCCTCTCCAACACCTAAAAAATCAGGAGTCAAAGCAGCCATGCCTTCGCCTACAATATCCCCCGCCATACCAGCGGCTTGACCTAATCCTGACAGGGCCACCTCGCCTACATTAGCAGGTACAATTCTTTCTTCAGGAGCCAGTGTAGCGTTGAGTCTCGCTAATGCTTCAGGAGTCTTGAACCTCGCTGGTATACGAGGGTCATTCATAAGCGCCTGTCTTTTAGCTACGTCCTCAACATTCTGTTGTCGCTTTTTAAAACTGCTTGCTAGGTTCTTGATAAACCCTTGGCTTCTTGCTTGCTCATTAACAGCCATTAGTCTCTCCCTAGTAGTTCATCTCTACGTTTCTTTTCTTGACGCTCATTGTATTTCTCAGCACCTCCACCTAACCAGCTGTAAACAAGCTTACCAAACAAAGGAATAGCGTTAAGTGTAGACGCTATTTTTGGGTCATCTTTAGGGAGTTCTGTACCTAATGTAAGTACAGCATCTACTATAGGAGTAGCCGGTGCTACATAAGCAATCGTACCTTCTACTATTTTTCCTTGTTTTAGATACTTGTTATACATGTACTCGTTCATACCAAAGTTTCCTAACAGCGCCCATAATGCCTTGTCAGGTATGTCTTCAGGGTTTACTTCACGACCCATCATTATGTCTTTGACAACACCTGTAGCTACGTTAGCTGTTGTAATATAACCAGCAAGAACCGCAGCGTTTTTAACTGCCTCTACTTTATTTCCTTTGTTCCACTGCTGTACTACTTTTTTACGTACAAGATCAATCTGCTTTAAAGTAAAAGACTTAAGCATGTAAAGCAGTCTGCCGCCTTTCATATTAGCGTAGGCTTCAGGCATCTCCAGCATAGTAACAGGCTGTACATCTGACAGTTCGTTAAAAGCATAGAACTTAACATTGTCAGTAATATCTCCTGCTTTTAGGTCAGCAATCAGTGCTTCTGTGTCGTCACCGTATGTCTTTCCTATTTGCTTACGGAAGGTTGCTTCTCCTTTAGGAGACTTAACCATCTGTTGAGCCTTCTTAAAGGAGGCGTTAATTAAAGTTTCTTTGCCCAGCCTATCCATAAACTTAAAGCCAGCAGCACCCATTAGTTTATCCAAAGCTCTTGCAGATAAACGCGGATCGCCAACGGAAAGTTCTTTAGTAATTACTTCATCTAAACCAACGTCAATTATCTTTAAATCTTTTGTTCCAAACATTGAACTGATTGTATTTCTAAAACCTTTCAAAGCAGAAGCAATACCAGCATCAGCCAGCTGAGTAACAGAGGATACAGGATTAGCAATTGTTCCCATGTAGCCCAAATCTTTAATAGTAGAAGACACAGCGCCTGCTGTTTGCTCTCCTCCTACAAAACGAGATGACAATAGTTCTTTAAGTTCTAGTTCTCTTTCTGGAACTATGTCTCCATCTTTCATAGCTCTGTCAACTAACTCGCCAATAGAACTTGACGTACTAAACTTACCCTCTACATCTTTGTCTGCTTTAAAACGACCAAAGAACTTTCTTTTCTCAATGTCATGTATAGAATTACGCAAGTACATAGACAAGGCTTCTTCAGGAGAGGCATAGTACTGTAGCTGGTCTTCAGTAACTTCATCTAGTTTACGTTGTTTAGCAAAACGTAACTTACTGCCATCAACAGTTTGTCGATAACCACGCATAGCTAAATCAATAATTTCACTACGCTCTTGGTTGGACAGGTTAGATACCTCTGTCTTTTTCTTACGAGCGTAGGCTTCCAGCTGTTCTCTTATGTAGCCTTGCTTTTCTTTACCCAATGAAGCAGACAGTCCGTCATAGTCTGTCACAGGGCGAGGGAAATAGTTATCTACTTTAGCAAAGGTATGGCCAGCAGCTTGTAGCTCTTCTCCTAAGTCGTTTAATAAAGGAACAACTACGTTGTCAAACTCTTTAGACATTGTGTCTGACATTAAATTCTTAGCTGCTTTAAAGTTACCGTTGTATAAATACTTAGCTATGTTCTTTTTGGTGTCAGCCCCAAGCCCCTTCATTTCACGCAGGAAAAGTTCAGCAGCTTTAGATGCCTGAGAAGTTTTAGTGTGCGTGTCAAACTCAAACCTACGCATGCCACCTAATATAGTTTCACTAATGTTTCCTATTCTCGTTGACATAGAGCCTAAGATTTTATCTAACTTAGGACTATACAAACGAGATACCGCACTATCTCTAGTAATAGATTCCTCTACTGCCTGCTCTGCACGAGAAGCTTTGTTAGGTATTTTTATTTTTTTACCAGTACGTGTAGCTGCTGCTTCTAAAGCTTGAGGGTTTATACCTGCCTCAACCCAAGCATTTCTGATACCTTCAAGAGTACCGCCTGAATTAAAATGATTGTCAACTACAGTCTGTGCTTTGTTCTGTAATTTTGTAGCACCACGGTCAGCTATTTTAGTGCCCGCTACGTTAATTATTTTACCTGCAGCAGGGGCTAACACAGCGCCAGCGGCTGTACTTAAAGCTGCTTTTGTCCAGTCAACATTACCCTCAAGAGCAAGGTCTTGTGCAGCACTAGAGCTGCCTGCCACCGCACCACCAATAGCGGCCATGCCTTTGTAAGTCTGACCAGCAGGAGCTAAAGTAGTAGGGTCTGCAAGCTGACCTAGTACATTACCTGCTGTTCTGTAAGCAGAGTCTGGGTTAGGTTCAAAGTACTGACCGTACTCTTCTTCAAGGTCTCGTTCCTTTTTAGCAAGGATCATTTCCCTACGCTGCTCAGGAGGAGCTTGTGAAAAACCTTCACCATATAATTCATCAGGAGAGCTGTAGCTTGCCATCGTAGACGGAAGAGCAATTAAGTCTCTAAAGCTATTAACAGTAAAGTCAAAGCTTAGTTCACCAATAGGAATACGAGACTCTAAAAAAACACCTAAACTTTCTGTAGCACCAAACCCTTCCGGCTCATCAAAGCCATACTGAAGCTGCATCCAAGCAGCGTCACGGCTAGCGGGTATCAGAGCTTTGTTTACAATCCTATCACCTACCTGAGCGTCTAGCTCACGCAGACGGGGAGAGACAGCTAAGTCCTCCGCTGTTACACGGTGACCTAGCTCAACGCTGTCTTCCTTAGTAGAAAACACGCGCTTAACCCTACCATCAATCAAACGATCACCGGGCTTGACACCATACCTACGTAAAGTCTCAGAACCTAAGATGTCTTCACGGGTAATTATGTCACCCTCTTGTTCGACAACTTCAGCTTCCTTCTTTGGTTTTCTAGTTTTATCCGCAGGCTTTGGCGATTCACCGGTCTGCTCTTGGACACGCTCACGTTGAGCCTGTAGCTCAGCTCGTTTGTTATTAGTAGCAGATGCAGGAATAGCCTCTGGAGTCTCAGGCATTAAACCTTCTAAGTACCTTACAACTTCAGGGTCATCTTTGGATGCAGTTATTGCTGCACTGTAATCTTGAGGTAGAAGTATACCACCTTCTACAGCTTTCTTAACAGTATCAAGTAAACTATCTTGCAAGTTTATAGCCAAGATTACTCTCCTATAACGAGGTTGACCGTATCTGCGTGAGGGTCGCTGCCTGCAGGTAACGGAGCTAAGTCACCAACAGGTATTTCTACAGGACTGGTGCCTCCAATAGTAGGCATAACAGGCACAGTTCCCAATGTTTCCATTATGGCTTGCTCTAGTGCAGCAGGACGACCGCCTTTAGTAGGTTTAGTAGCAAAGATTTGTTCAGCTCTTGCAAACAGTTGATTAAGTTTTGTAGAGTCTTCATTAATTCCATACATTTTGCCGGGAACCGCAACACCTGAAGCTAGTTTTTGTTCGTCAGTGAGCTGTCCCCACCTGTCCAAATACTCATCTTTTTTTGCTTCAGTCATAACATAGCTTTTAGGCTCTACAGCACTTTTCTTACGGAACAAAACTTCAGCAGCTTTACTAAGATCACCGCCCGCTTTCAAGAACTCTTCCATTTCTGTGTTGCCTTGTGACTTAGCAAGACGAATTAAAGAATCTCTTGTACTTTTTTCTTGGCTTAACTGTTGTAAAGCTCCGGCAGTCTTAGCTGCACCAGCCAAATCACCAGTAGCTTGTTGTATACCGGCTAGTTTACGTAAGTCCTCTGGCTTGCTTAAGTCTAATTGAGCCATAGCCATCTGTAGTTGCTCTGCTGGAGTCCTAGTATCTCCGCCCATTAAGCCTCGCACACCACGCTGTAAACCTTCGGCACGTTGTGCGCCAAAGGCTAACCGCTGCTGCTCTGAGTTAATACCCATTCCCATAGGATCAGGACGGCTGCTAGGCATGCCCGTAAGGAGTCCTGCAATATCTGTTCTAGCCATTATCTTATCTCCTTAAAATCCAAATTTGCCCGCTAACCAATCAAGACCACTAGTAAGTAAACCATCCGTACCTTCTAAAAGAGCACCGTTAGGATTAAGTATTCTATTAAGGATTTGTTCTTGAGTTGTAGCTTGTTGACCAAACAAACCACCTAAGATTGCTTCCCCTTGCTGTAGCTGTAGACGGTTAGCTAAGTCTTCCGCTTGTAGTCTTGCTTCCAGACCACCTAGACCCATCTGTGTAGCCAGCTCAGTGCCAGTCCTACGACCAACATCAGCATAGCCAGCAGGTACTTGACTAGCAGACAACATAGACAACGCTTGCTGCTGTGGCTGATAGCCTGCGGCCTGTAGCATACCGCCCACGATCGCAGCCTGAGATTGTTCAGACATTGCTTGTTCCCGTGCACCTAAGTTAGCTCGTGCCATAGCTTCCTGACGCGCAGTCTCTTGTGCCAATAGCTCAGGAGAAGAACCACCGTAAGCAGCAGAGCCTAAACCTAGACGACCCTGTGACAGCATACGCTCTTCTAGTGCTAGACGCTGACGCTCTTCTTCAGGGCGCTGTGTAGCTCTCATTTGCTCATAGAGAGCAGCTTGTGCTGCAGCAGGGTCTGCACCTACCTGACCAAACAAACCACCTACTTGGCCCTGTAGCTGCGTCTGTAGAGCCTTTTGTTCTGGTGATAAGTTTACAGCAAACCCGCCAGTGAGGTCTGTAGCTACGTTAGCCAAGCCGCTTGTAACGGTGTAAGGTTTAAACTCTGTACCTGCCTGTGCTTCTTGAGCTAAAACTTGAGCACCTGCTTGAGTATCAAGACCTAGCTGTTGTGCACCTTTAATGTTTTCTTGACCTAAGTAATACTGACTACCTGTACGTAGTGCTTGATTTAAAGTATCACTACCTAAAAAGTCAAAAATACTACCTAAAGTACCGCCTGTTGCTTGATCACTTGTTACTCCACCACTCATAGCACCCATTAGTAAGAACCTCCAGTAATTGTACCAGCCGTTAATGTACCTGATACATCTAAGGTTACAGCGGTAGTTGTTCCAGTTAGCGTAGCATTAGCTGAATTAGCCTTAGTAGCACTCGCTATCTGTATGTTGTTAAACTCAGTGTCAATCTCTGTTCCTCTCACAATCTTCGCAGCATTGCCTGAAGGGAGAGAATCCTTTGTAGCAAAGTTAGTTGTCTTAGTGTAATTAGACATTTAGATAAGTCTCCCTAGTAGAGCGTGTATGTCGATTTTTTGAATTGAGAATGGAGCACCGTTGACTTCTGCTTCTATGCCAATGGTTACTACCTCACCACTACCGCTGGTGTTAACCTTTGGAGTATTGATGAGAATAGAAGAGGTGTACTCGCTTGTGGTGTTGTACTCTGCTATACCATACTCAGCAATGTTAGACTCACCAAATGTAAAGGCTTGCTTAGTGTAGTTAGCTGTGTAGTCATAACCCCAGTTCAGAGTAGTAGGTGTGTTCTGACCACCAATGATAGTCAAGTTAAACTTCTTTAGGAACTTCAGATTAGACGTGTTACCAAAGTCCATAGGGTTACTGAAGTAGCGCATCTCGTACTTGTTAGCACCGTCCATGTAACCTGTGTACTTAACAATGCCTGAAGAGATGCCTATGTATATCTCACCACCCTCTAGCACAGCAAAGGACAGAGGATACATACCTGACCACGTAGTAGCTCTGTGTGAACCATCCTCTAAAGACCTACGCATGTCAAAGCAGTACACAGTGTTGCTGTCAGGTAGTGTTAACAGGTAGAAGGCTTCCTCAGAGCTGTACAGTGACTTGATAGGATTAGTCTGTAAAGGAATCAAAGACACCAAATCAGTGCGTACATTCTTGCTGATGTCCCGCATAGGCATGGACTTCTCTTGTATAGTCCTGCCAAAGCTACGTACACCTGTCTCAGACAAGAAGATGATGTCAGTGCCTGTGTGCTGTACTGAGTCACGAGCTATGCAACCAACGCCTTCTATGGTGTCTGTAAGCGTCATATTAGCAGGAGAGGAGGCTCCTGAGTACACCAGTATAGACTTCTTGCCAAAGATGATTAGGAAGCCATTGTGAGCTGCTAGAGCCGTTATCTCGTCAAAGCCTGTAGGCCATACTAATGTAACGTCTAACGAGCCTGAAGTGCCTCCTGTCCAAGCATGACCGTTAAGTGTGTCAGACCAGTATACCGTGTGCTTGTCACCTATAATGTCAGCTACAAACAATTTACCATAGGCTGCTAAAACTTCGTTGCCATACGGAGGAGTACCAGTGCTGTGGCTGTGAGCTGACATCTCTTCCAACACAAAAGAACCTGACTCATCTGTGCCTATCAGCGGCTCATTGCCTCTCTGGAACATGTACACATGGTTGTTCAGTGTTACTGTTTTCCAGTTGTTAGCTGAAGGAGTATAGCTACTAGGAGTAATATCTGTTAAGGTTGTAGTACCTTTGAATACTTTATTGTTACCTGCTGACAGTATGACCTTATCGCCAGAGTTATCAATAAACTCGTACATGGTTTCTATACCACGGCTGCTGCCTAATACAGAAGAGCCATTAGTAGATACCTCTACCCAGCCCTTACGCGCACCAATACGGCCTAGCTTGTCAATAACGCAGTTGTCTGCAACAGCAGCAAACGAGGGATCAACACCTATTGGTGAGTCCTGTGTGTTAAGACCAGCAAAGCCCGGAGCAGCTACTGTAATGTTCTGTAGTTGTTGTGCCATTAAGAATACCAGATAGTTTCTTCAGGGTGTTGTGACGCATCAATAGCAATAGCGTCAGACAATGTTCTGTCAGCAAGTCCAAACAACTCTGCTGCACTTGTACCACCAGTCTCTCCACGCTCTCTAGCACCTAGTGCTGTAGCAATCTGCACAACAGGTGATGAAGGCACTGCCAGAGTCTCTGTATCTTCTGTGAAGTCTGCTGTACGTAGTACCACGTTAAAGCGTAGCTGATACACACCGTCAGGCTTGGGGTAGATGTCCACAGCGTTGTCACCAGCAGCGTTAACACCGTTGAAGCTGTAGAACTGTGGAGACCCTAGAGGAGGTGTCTCAATCAAGAAAGCGTTGTCCATCCAGCGAGAAGGACGGTACTGCATGAAGAAGTCTGAGGTGTCGTTGATAACGTCCAACAGCTTCATCCTGTTCTGTGAGCCAGTCAACACATAGTTAAAGGTTGTATCGTCTGTGGTTACAGTCAGTGTAGTACGCAGAGCTGTCCAGTCATAAGCATCTTCTACGGAGCGTTTAGCGTCATTAACAAACTCTCCAATAAGTTTAGAGTAGCTGTTCTGAGAGACTGATGTTACTTCATCTTCTCTAAGTCTACGCAATACGCTGTTGACTAATTGTAAGTATGTCATTATTGTCTATACCTTTGTAGTAAAGTGCTATTAGTCAGCATGCCCGGAGGTCTAGTGCGTAACTGTGGTGCTTGTTGTATTGAAGGAACAGGAACAAAAGTAAAAGGATTAAGAAGTTCTTGTGTAGCTCCTATTTGTGTTGATAATTGTAGCAGGTCACCAAAGAGAGAGTCTGTAGTTCGTGTAGAGTTACCAGCTCCTATACCTGTTCCTAGGCCGCTGCCTGATCTTCTTCCAGAACCATTCTCTCCATCTCCATCCTCTCCATCTCCGTCAGTACCATCTCCGTCAGTACCATCTCCATCAGTACCATCAGTGCCATCTGTACCGTCAGTGCCATCAGTGCCGTCAGTACCATCAGTACCATCAGTACCATCTGTACCATCAACACCGTCAACACCGTCAACACCAGTACCTGTAGTACCTGTAGTACCTGTAGTACCTGTAGTACCTGTAGTACCTGTAGTACCTGTAGTACCTGTAGTACCTGTAGTACCTGTAGTACCTGTAGTACCTGTAGTACCTGTAGTACTTGTAGTACTTGTTGTACTTGTTGTAGGCGTAGGCGTTACTGTTGTTGTGGGTGTAGTCTCTGTCACAGGCGTAGGCGTGGGAGTAGTCTCTGTCACAGGAGTAGGCGTAGGCGTTACTGTAGGCGTAGGCGTCGCTGTTGTTGTTGTGGGCGTAGGCGTTACTGTAGGCGTAGGCGTCGCTGTTGTCTCTGTTACAGGAGTAGGTGTAGGCGTAGGCTCTTCAAAAGGGTCTACATTAAAAGGGTCAAGAGCACTAAAATCTACAGGCGTTGGAGTAGGCGTTGGCGTTGGCGTAGGCGTAGGTGTTGGTGTAGGCGTAGGTGTTGGTGTAGGTATAGGTGTATCTTTTGATGCAGTATAAGTACCGTCGTTCCAGTTTATATCATAAAAAATGTCTCCGATCTGTACTTGCCAGTTTCCTTCTTTACCCCACACAGCTCCGTCGGAACTTCCAAGAACTATAGTATCTTCTAGTATCTCTCTATCGTCCCAGCGTGTTCTTTTTCCATCAGGGCCTGTAAGAATAACTCCTTCATAACCTCCTGTATTTGTTCCTCCCGAGTCGGCAGCAGTAGGTGCAGGAGTAGGCGCTGGAGTAGGTGCAGGAGTAGGTGCTGGCGTTGGTGCTGGCGTTGGCACTGGTTCAGGCGAAGGTGCAGGTGCAGGTGCTGGCGAAGGTGCAGGTGCTGGCGAAGGTGCAGGTGCTGGCGCAGGAGTAGACGTTGTTGTTGAAGGCGGTTCAATTACAACAACAGGAGGAGGAGCTGTCATGGGAGGAGGCTCCTGATACACTTCAGTAATCGCAGTCTCTGGTCTATCAATCGCGGGGGTAACGCCTGTAACATCTACTACTTCTCCGCCGCCACCAGTAACGCCAAATTCAGAGTCTCTTGCTGCGTTTATAGCTGCTATGGTTGCTGCTAAATCATCGTCATCGTCTTCTAGAGCATCGTCACCTATGCCGTAAACACCAACCGTAAGAGATATTATATCACCTGCGTCGGCCAACTCTGATAATGTTCTGGAAGAAGGAGTAATAGGGGAACCGCTGGATGATGTAAAACCGCCTGAGACTTCGTTGTATAATTGAACTGAACCTGCTGCTAAGTTTAACCAGTCTTGTGTAGTTAAAGTTTGTCCCGCTGCTGCGTTTGCTGCTGACAACACTGCTTCTGAAGCTCCACCAGTAAAGGCAGCAAGAGCTGCTCTAACAATAGGAGGAAACGCTGTTGAGATGCTTCTATCTTTAGGAACAGCTACTGTAGAGTAAGTACCCACAGGGCCGTAAGCCTGATAAACAACGTCACTACCTTCTTTAGCTATACCAGCAATAGAACCTGAAGTGCCTGTGTTTAAGTACAGCTTCTGACCGTTTACTTCTTTAAACAGAGGTATGTCGTTATCTTCAACAAAGTCAACAATGTTTGTATCTACAGATTCTGTGTAGTAGTCTCTAACATTACGAGGGTCTTGACGTAGCTTATTAACGTCTGCGCCTTTGATACCGCTATAGTCACCAGACTCTACGGCTGCTGAGCTTAGAGCGCGGCTCTGACCTTGTTGCTGTTCTACAAAAGATGCTAGATTATTTAAAGACTCTTCAGGTGTCTCATACTCAGGAACACCCGCTAAAGTAAGGGAAGGAGAGGAGGTAGACGTAGGACGCTTTTCTTCTCTAACAGGTATACGAGGCTCAAAGGTTTCTTTATCTGTGTCAAAAGAACTAGCTAAAGACACAACTTCAGAATCAGGCTCAGTAGAGTTTATACCTGCTTCAGCTTCTGCTAATAATCTAGTAGCATTAGCACCTACTGATCCACCTTCACCTTGGAAGTCCGTAAGCATTCTAATGTAATCTGAAGAAGGTTGGTTAGCGTTAATAATTGCTTGAGCTTCTGCCAATAATCTAGTAGCGTTAGCACCCACGGCTCCGCCTTGCCTTTGGAAATCCTCAAGCATTCGTATGTAACCCGGATCAGGCATTTGTTGATTAGTAGCCATTAACGCTCTCTCTGTACGTTCTTAGTCTTTTCTACTGTACGCATAGCACCTAGTCCTAACATGCCCATCAGTACACTAGTAAGTAATGAGCTATCAACAGGTGGTACAGTAAACCAGATGCTTAGTATTGGGGCTAGGATGGTAGAATAGAATAGAGCTAGTCCACATATCCATCCTATAGCTGGTCGCCAGCCTGCGACAAATAAACTCTTGTGTGCAGCCTCAGTCTTGTTGACCTCTAACTGACCCTTAAGTAATTCTTGAGCATGCTTCTCTGCCATAGTCGCCAGTTCAAAAGCTATAGAGTTTTTTTTGTCTTTATCCTCTATAACTTTATCTAAAAGTCCTGTAACTGGGCCTATCAACGAAGTTAAAATACTCATATATTATACACTATTTAGTCTTGTTTGTCAAGCTGTTTCTTTTTCCCTAGGATACCCTGCACAGTATCTGACTCATATATCCTAATACCTAGCCACACAATAGTCAGCAAAGATGCTGTAGGTGGTAGCCAAGCTGCTAGTGACATCAATGCTGTAGATGCAGCAGCAACGTCTAGCATGTCTTTAGTAGACTCTTCCATTAACATGATAACGTCCTTGTTTACTGTTTAGCTTTGTTGTTTAAGAAAGCAAACTGCTCTAGGATTTTGTAAGCCTTAGCAACAAACTCGTCATCCTTCGGAGTCTCTGTGTAGTTACATATAACACTGGCGACAGTGACCAATGAAGTAGCAAGCACGTACATGTCAAGTAAGTATTCCATTAAAGTGTTCCTGTGTTAAATAACCAGTATGTGCCAGCAAACGCAGCAAGGACTACTATAGTAGCTAGTACGTTCTTAACTGCGTCACTTATCTGACGTTGCTTCTTGAGCTTTGCCAGCCTAGCCTTCTCCAGCTTGTGCTTGTGATCCAGTATAGACTTGTTCTGAATCATCAGCATGTCACGCCAGACCTGCTTAGGCGTTATCTTCTTCAGCTCCTTCTCCTGCTCTCGTATGGCGTTCTTAGCCCATGCAAGCTCCAGAGCCTCTTCCTGTGTTAGTACATGATCGCCTGCCTTAGTAGCCTCTTCAATGCTCTCTACAGCTACCTTGCTGTCAGTGAGGCTAGTAAACAATCCCGACAGACCTGACAAGTGATCCCCAGACTCTTTAACGGTAGCAATGCCATCGTTAAGAGCCTTGAGGATACCTACAACTGCGGAGATTTCTGCAATCATTACCAAGGAGT